GGCGGTCCGTCCAATACTGGCATATCTTCTTCGCTCATTCCCGGCGCTCCTTTATCTGGATTGCGCTTCTCGTTCTTCTTTTATCGCTTCAAGAACCATATCGACATAAATGTCTCTTTCCCAAGGCATCATGTCTTCGATTTCAGTCAAAGAATAATGATGACGTCTATGAAGATTGAAGCTCACTTTGTAGTAAGCCTCAAGAGACATGTATGACATGGCTATGAAAAAAAATTTACGAGACCTACAATCTCCTTTGTTTTTGTTTCACCACTATCTGTTATATATTGAACTTCAACCTTAACTGATGGCAGAGTGGCGAAGAAATGTTCAACGTCTCTCATGTTTTTACTTGTGAAGCTTTCAACAAATTCACGAACTTCATCTTCACTATGATCTTTCATATCGAAGATTTCGCCTGTTTCAACATTGATCAGTTTGTCAAGAGAATTCGCAATGAGGCGGATGGTGTCTTGCTTTTTTTCTTCGCTGATGAAATCGTCGAAAGTCGGATATTTCATCGTGATTGTGTAGGTGTCATCAAGAACGATCTTGTTCGTATGACCTTTAGGGGTGAAGACGTCGATGGCGTCAAGATCGATTTCGGCTTCGTGCACCTTTTCGTCATCGCCTTTGAATTTGATGGTAGTCTTGCTGCCAACCGACCGAGCGCGCAACTGAATGAACAGCTTTTCAACGTCGAATGTCGGAAGGGTTCTCGGATTAATTTCCCCTTGGATGCAGTTTTTCAGGACTTGATAGATCGTGTCCATGATGAACGTAGAATCGTCGCGATCCTGTGCAGCCATCAAAAGAAGCTTTTCTTCCTTGACTGTGAACGGACGAATTTTGATCTTTTTCTTAGAACCCGGAAGCTCGATAGGAAAATACGGGGATTGAAGTTTTGGTAGGCTCATTTTATCCTCAAATATTTGTAAATGTTTCAATCAAATTGCGTATGCTATAGGATGTGTCGGTTAGTGCAGAAAGAAGGTTTCCACCGAAAGCGTTGCTTCTTTGATAGAAGTCGACACCACGGGTGGCATAGGTTCCAAGTCCTGTAAGAGAACCACGGAAAGTTGTATATCCAGAGTAAGAGAATTCGACCGGAAGCTTGGCGATTTGGTCGTTCATGTCCCAACCAAGTTGCACCGCTCCAATCTGCATTGGGAACACATCATGGAATTCATATTCGATGAATGAGTTTTCATCACCATTCGCGTAGAATTGGATGATCATAGTCGTCGAATAGCTCTTCTTGTAGTTCAGTTCATATGAAGCCCTGTTCTTGAACGTGGCACCAGAACCTTCGAACTCGCTTGACGTGTTGATGATTTCCTGAAACCAGTATTGGATGAAGTTCATAACCCGGTGATCATTGTCCAGATAGAATGTGGCGGGAAGTGGATCATGTTGAACGTCGAATGGGACTTTTGAAACCTTGCCATATCCTTGCGGACGATAATCAAGCATTTGCAAAGACTTTCCCGGAAGAGAAACCGTGTCACAAAGCATGGAAAGAATTCTGGCATCGGCAAGGTTCATTGAATCGTTCAGTCCGACACTCAAATCGGAAGGATCGTTAGAGCCATATGACGAAGCCACGCCACTCATGAATGACGGCGGGGTGATGTAGACGGCGAACTTGGATGGCGACGCTAGACCGCCAACCGAATTGATGTTTGCCCTGAATTCGTCCAGTTGAAATGCCATGTCTCAATTATTCCTATTGATGATCTTTCTGGAATCACTCCAAACTTTCTGTTGAGAAGCCTTTTCCCACTTCGACATTGGCAGGAACAGCGCGATATCCCATTCAGAAGGATGAACGTAAGCGAACCTTGACCTAACATGCTTCGTCAGATACCTCTTGATGCAAGGCTTGAAAAACCTGTACCTCGCCGCACCATTCAAGATGCCGTAACTAAGCTTCACCTTGGTCGTCTCATCCATCTTGTCGTTGTTGACGATGTCGTAAAGAGCATCCATCAACACCGCCCTGTATTGGTAAGGGAGATAGTGCATGTTGATACCCAAGAATCCGTCCTTCGTTTTTGCGATAGGAAAGATCAGGGGGAACCTGTCATAATAAGGAAGCGTGTCTTTATGTTTCGGATCATAATAAAACAGATACATAGACCCAATGGATACACGGGTCTTCAAACGGTCGCCAGCATTTCGCATGACGTCCGTTTCGTTATGCTTCTTCTTTACGCTACGGGCCTTGTTTCGATACCACTCGCGACTTTCCCTATCGCGACCGGGAAACACCCCTGCCTTTGCACCACGCGACAAAATATCGCGAAAAATCTTAGCTGCCACAAATGAATCCTCTTTGGCGGTTTTTTGTATTTATCGTCTGTTTTTCAGCCCAAGTTCATATTCTGTGAAAATAAGGAAGGTCCAGCCGCGATCCGCGCAATATTCTCTGGCGGCTTCCCATTTGGCTTGGTTGATCCCGTAAGTCTTCACTTCGTTCAGATATCGCATTCCGGGCTTGCCGCCCTTCAACATTTTCGCTTTCGATATGTCAGGTGGCAAAGTTTGCTTATGCGGTTTTACTTCGACAAGAACGGTTTGGGTGACATCACCCTTTTTCATCGTGACTTTGAAATCCATGAAATATCGATGCCATCTTCCGTCTACCGGTGAAATATANGGGATGACNACTTCCTCGGATGACCACTTCACCACATGNGGATGCATGTCCACATAGCGCATGAAAAGAGCTTCCCACTGNCTACGCCAAACAATGTTNGTGACGTCNCCTTCNTACTTGTGTGGATTTTTTGGTTTGAACTTTCCTTTGCGAGCCATATTCCTGATCTAAATAGCTAGAGTTTCTAATATTTATCAAAGGATATGTGCACTATGCCGGGATTTGTAATTCCTACTGTAGATGAAGTCATGAATTCCCGTAGGGAAAATCTGAACTATTCTGAATTCAGCTTTCCCGACGATCTTGGTCCGCATGCGATCATCCTGAATTTTTCTGACTATAACTTTGACACGACTGCGAACACTGTAGCTTCTGTCATTTCATCTTCGATTTGTCTGCCGATCCCTGCTAACCTGACTGACACATTTTCTTTGAAAGTGACCGGTAACGAGCTTGGTCCTATCGGCGACATTACGAGAACCCTTGTTGGTATCGGTAAAGATGCACCAGACACGGCGACCGGGTTTCAGAAGGTCATGGAGTCTGACCAATTGAGTTGGTCGGCGGCATCAAGAGCGATTAAATCTGCGCTTGCGTCTTCTGACAGTTCCATCGTCAAGGGGGCTGAAGTTGCGTTTGGGGCAATCATCAATCCTCACATCGCGTTGACATTCGATGGCATCGACCTGAAGACCCATAACTTCGAATGGACCTTTGCACCGACGTCTTCGTCTGAATCTGTCAAGCTATCCAAGATAGTTAGGCTCATCAAACAATCGATCCTTCCTTCGTATCGAAAGGATGCCGCACGAACTTTCCTTCAATACCCAAAGGTGGTCGACGTTTTCTTCACCGGAACAGAACCCGGTCATATGTATTTTTTCAAACGATGCATGGTCAGTTCGTTTGAAACCAATTACGCACCGAATGGTGTTCCTGCTTTTCTTCCGGGCGGTAGACCTGCGTTTGTCCAAATGAAAATTGCATTGACTGAAATGGAAATCCATACAACAGACGATTATGCAGGGGAGTAATAACAATGTCTTCGTATTTTTCAAATTTCCCTAAGATCAACTATGAAGGAAATGTAGTCAGAAACATAATGATGCGGGTTAAGATACTCGATTCTGTCAAGCATCATCCTTATGCGTATCTCCCATATACGGTCAAAGAGGGAGAACGTGCAGAAGATATTGCACATCTTTATTATGGCTCTACGGAATACGTTTGGCTTGTTTGGTTGTCCAACAAGACTGTCGATCCATATTTTGAGTGGCCCCTGTCAGAAAATGAATTCTTTGCCTCTCTTGTCAAGAAATACAAGACGTTGGCTATGGAAGATACCGGGGAAACGTGGTTGTCCGATCACGATATCTTCAATTGGACAATGAACGAAGCTACGAATGCCAACATCGCATATTATCAGAATGGTGATTTGAAAATGTCGGCTGACACTTACCAATTGAGCAACATCCCAATCGAAGGATGGGACGCTGTCCGGTTCTTTGACGTCGAATTCGAACGGAATGAAAACATGAGGAACATTCAGCTTCTCAACAACAATCTGGTCAGAATCGCCGATCAGAACATCAAAATCCTCTTGAAAGAGTAATTGTGACTAATGGCTGATAGAAAACTAATCGATATTGGTAGCTTTGAAGTAGAAAAGGCTATCATGAAAGATGCTTCCGGCTCCAAAGAATTGAATATAGCTATGTTGATCACAGAAATCATGATCAACGAAAGTATCTATGCTCAATACGTTGGTGTTAATCTTATGATATACGATACGTTTGCTTTGACAGACGAGTTTCCTATTGTTGGTGAAGAAACTATCGATATCGTATACAAGGATTACTTCGACAAGACTATGGAAATGAGCCTTCATGTCGTTGGTATCGATGAAGTCGCAACCGATGATAAGTCGGAATCGCAATCATATATTCTAAGGTGCATGACCACTGATTTCATCGTCAGTGAGACCACAAGAATTCAACAGTCATTCACCGGTAGCGTGTCGCAGATCGCCAAAACCGTNTATGACGAATATTTCAAAAACAAGGAACTGGACCTTGAAGAGACGGACGGCGAACGGAAATTNGTCATCCCTTCTTACACNCCTGTAGAGACCATGCTGTTCCTCGCAAAGAAAGCAAATTCTATGACNAATAAGTCGAGTAATTTTCTCTTCTTTGAGAACCGGGAAAAATTTCTTTTTACAAAACGCACGAACAGATTTTTGAAGGATGCTGCTGAACTGCCAGAACGGAACACCTTCCATTATGGTGAGAACAACATGGATGTCACCGAACGGAAGGTGTTGATGAACCATGCGATTTCTCTGAAACCAAGAAAGCGGTTCGATTTGATTAGCACGTTCAGGACCGGGGCGGCTTTGACAGAAGTCATCCGGATCGATCCCGCCACAAGGTCATTCACTCCGGAAATTTACGATCATGGCGACGAATTCGATTCATTCGAGCATATGGACCCAAAGTCGAAGAATTATCACTCTCAAGAATTCAGAGATAAATATCTTTCGAAAGAGAATAATGTCGTCAATACGTTCATGACATTTGAAGAGTCCAATGAAGACGAAAAGTATTATTCTGAAATCATTCCAAGACGAAATTCCACTTCTTTCTATTTGAAGGGAAATATAGTCGAAATGGAAATCCATGGTTGTAATGATATATTTGCCGGTAGCATTATCAACTTGGAAATTCCTGAAATGAAATTCATAAATGGAGAGAAGAAAACACATCCGAACTTGGCTGGTCGGTATATGGTTGAATCGATCCAACACACAATGGCAGAAAAACAATGGAAAATGCGATTGCGCATGGTAAAGGATTCGTTTGTAGATGGATAGAGGATTTGAAAACCTACTCTGGTTTATGGGTGTGGTCGAAGATAATGTCGACCCACAACTTCTTGGAAGGGTTCGTGTTCGTGCGTTTGGAATTCATCCAACCGACACTGAAAAGGTTCCAACAGAAGACCTTCCGTGGGCCTATGTAATTTCTGGCACATATTCAAATGCATATAAGCCGCCCGAACTCAACGAGTGGGTGTTTGGCTTCTTCATCGACGGAAAGAGTGCGCAACAGCCAATGTTGCTCGGCACTCTTCTTGGTATGCCAACGATGCCGCCCGCCGCTCAAGGGGATTCGAACGGCGGCTTCACTGTCATGGGTGACGGCTCCACCATGCGAAAGCTATTCCGTCCCGATATGCCTCGATTGGCGACCGGTGAAGAGCTTCATATGACACCTGTTCTGGCAAAGAATGCGACCGGTGGTCAACGAGTGAAGACGTCNAATGGNCGCGGGTGGGACACTCCAAAGTCTGCATATGCTGCNCAATATCCGCANAATTACGTTCACGANACCCCTTCTGGTCACGTCTTCGAAATGGACGATACACCGGGTAATGAACGTGTNCATTTGTATCATCGATCCGGTTCGCATATTGAAATCAATTCAAATGGACAAACGACAATCAAGTCCGCTGGCTCTATGTTTGTCGTGGTCGAAAACAACGGGTATGTTCGAATTCTTGGTGACGCAAACCTGACAGTCGAAGGAAAGGCGAATGTCCTTGTCGAGAATGATTGCGATCTTCAAGTCGATGGAAATCTGACNCAACGAGTTTTCGGCGACTATTCCCTTGAGGTTTCTGGTCGATACGACGTCAATGTCGGTGANACNATCCGCATGCGCGGGGCTGGTGTCACCATAGAATCCTCAACCGATAATGTCGACATCATCGCCAAAAACAACATGTTCTTGGAAGCCGGTGCAAATGTGAACATCAAGGCTGATGGAAATATCAAGCAATCTGCATCACAGGTTCACATCAATTCCGATGATCCGACCTTCCAAGCAGACGATGCAAGCCCAACTGAAATGGATGAACCGGGTAAAAGAAAAACCGTCGCCTATAAGGGCCTGTCCGATCCTATGGACATGGGGATTGCCAGTGATGATGGTGATGAAACCGCAATGGATGAAACTGATCCTGAAGCTGATCCATTCCCCGGCAAGACACAAGATGACTTGGTTGTCGATCCTGAAATCGAGCAACATCGACCTATGCTTGACATGATCGGTCAATACGAAGGTACGGATGCTGGTCGTGGGTATAACGAAACTCTCGCATATGGTGCGTTGACGGGCGGTCCGGTAAACCTGACTGACATGACCGTTGATGAAGTCATTGCATTGCAGGGCGACATGCTCAACCATCCTCGGAATCGGTGGAATTCTTCTGCTGTTGGTCGATATCAGATCACCAGACAAACCTTGCGAGATTTCATGCCGCGCCTTGGTATTACAGGTGACATGCGGTTTACGCCAGCACTACAAGACAGAGTTGCCGTAGCTATCATGAGGTCGACCGGTGGTAATGTCGCCAGACTCCGTGGTCGTTGGGCTGGTCTTCGCCGCGCAAACTTTAATGCAATCAGTAATACATATTGGGATAGGTGATAACCATGGGATGTAACGATAAAAAGACATATGAGACGGACGTTTCGGTGGCGGGTGCTATCGCCACCATCGAACTTGCAACTTCTCTAAACTACACATTTCCGGATGATTTGGAAACCGCTCTATTTGAATTGAACGATCCATTGGTGGTCATTCCATCAATTCGATATGGCACGGATGCACTGAACCTTGCTATCACCACGGTTCTTTATCCAGAACTTATCGAGCGCGAACCGTATTCGACTGTCATTCCGGCTGATTATCCAAA